CAGGCGGCTAAAGACCCTCAAGGGTCTGACACCCTATGAACACATTTGCAAAATATGGTCTGAAGATCCAGACAGGTTTATTATTAACCCGCACCACCACACTGTGGGGCTAAACAGCTACCCAGCGCTTCACTGCTTGCTACCCCGGAAGAAGTTATGCCAGCGCTGAGAGCTGGGCTGCCGAGTGCTTCAGCGCTGCTGATCTGGCCGACGCCAGCTATATCAGATGATCCCCCGTCAACGCTAACACCTTTAGTGGAAGCAGGCGTCCAAATATACGGGGTTTGCGCGTCCTCTTCGTTTGTCCCATAGCCCGTTCCCTGCTTTGTCGCAACCTTGCCGCCGATCAAGTCAATTATCGCGGCGTTACTGGAAGTTCGACCGTGCCACAGCGCTTTTATCTGCGGCGCAAAAGGCATGGAGAGCAGAGGGGCCCCACGCGCTAGTTCTACAACTTGATCTACTGTAATGCCAGCGCCAGATACAAACGCAATTTGGCTCATGCGGCCATTCCAAGGCCGTACAAGCCCCGCCGCACGGTTGGCTATGTAAGGGCCAGTACCGGAATTAAGTGATCCTGTTATTGCGACTGAGGCAGATTCGCTGGGGCTCGATCCTCCCACAGCAATTTGACCTGACCTTAAAACTCCGCTGCGGCGAACCGCATAAACCCAGTACGGCTTACCAGCTACTAACGGCTCTGTCGTCAGCCAAACTTCAGGAAGAGATGCAACTTTGATCGCAGCCCCAGCAGTTATACCGTACACGTATAAGTTGAGGCTGTTTGGAGCGCCCCAATCCCCAGTGGAAACTACATAGTTTCCAGCAGAAGTGCTGCCGTTGAACTCGACCAAAGCAATCCATGTCCAGTCACTGTCCGGCAGCGTGAAGTCAGCGTGATCAGGGACTGTATAATATCGAGATGGGTTGCTCGATCCAAAATCTATTGCCATACTAGGTCGTAGTATAGGTCAAGGCGATTGCCCAAACTTCCATGTCGCCAGAAGCGTTTGCGCCGGTTGTGCCGTTCTCCCTTCCTAACTGAATTGATATGTAGTCGCCAGCATCAAGACTATCGACGTTTGCAAGGGGCAGGCTTATCTCATCCATCAGTCCCGCCGTGCCTGGTACGGTTGCATCGCTTGACGCCTGTAAAGTGTCATAGCTGTCCGTATCTATATTGTCAGCAATACTCGCCGCCATAACCTGAGCGCGGATAGCCACTTTGTTTGTCGTGGCAGATACCATCGAATACTGCCACTTGACGGTCAGACCGGAAGCGTAATCATCTGGCATACGGAAAGACCATGTAAGCAACTCATCGGTCGTACCATCAAACAGCAAGTAAGGCCGTGCGTTGATGTAGCTTATTCCGGGCGGGTTTGTTGCGTCCCGCAAGCCAGCGAGGATGGGGAGAATAATCTGTGAAGTCGCCATTCTCAGCTTCCTAGTCTGTTACGGATAGCGTCTATCAACTGCTCAATCGTGTACACAGGGCAATCATCAATAGCGGCGGCTTTGGCTTTCGCGTCTGCAAGAGAGGTAGCAGTGCTAAGCGCGGCTTTGACCCCATTTACTCTAACTGCATGGAGATTTACTACGTCAAGCACTATGAGCGCAAAGGCACGCAGCACGTCTTCAGTCTCGCCCAATTGACTTATTACGCTGTCCCGTTGCGCTTCCAGTTCATTAGCATCAACAGCGTCTCTCGCGGCCTGATCCATCAAGGTCACAATGTCCCCGTAATAATCCAGTACCGTGAATTAAAGCCAACGACAGCCGAAAGATCAGGATTGTGAATCCATTCCTCTGTTGGGTAATCTGGATCGTGGACGCTGCGGAGATACTGCTTCGTCGTGCGGTTCAATACGTTAGCCACGGCTTTACAGTTTGAATATCTTATTGGCGCCGTTATCCCAGGTAATGTTTACCGTCTGGCCGGCACTGGGGGTGAATGGAAGCCCGGAGCTGGGTGTATCGATGTAGGCGATCAGCCGAGCCGTAGCATCCGTACCCGTATGCTGAAACAGCACCAGGCATTGCACGCTACAGCAGCAGTCGCGGTGAGAGACGTATCCGCAGCGTCGAACACGCCGCTCGTATAGGTTTTGGTACCAAGTGCAGCGCTGCGGCCGTTATCGTTGCCGGATGTGATATCGGCAAGATCCTCGTGCGCTGCGCTGAAGGCATAGGCGCTCTTCACCAGCATGACGCGTACGTCGCCAGTCATGTCGATTGTGCCGTCGAGAATGCCCTCACGCCCCTTGTCGAATAATACGTTTGCCATTACTGCTCCTTTTCCAATGTCCTGTTGATCTGGATGATTTCGTTGTTTGCGTCGCGATCGATGTTGTCGATCAGCACATGACCCTGATCGGTCGTACGCACTACGCGCACGATCTCACCGTTTGTCCCACGCTCGATGCGCTCGACGTATGCTTGCGGCTGCTGCGCACGGAGCTGCTCCACGGTTTCATTCAGCTGAACGAGGGAAGAGGACAACATCGCTATCTGTTGCTCATACTCCTCACGTTCATCTGGCAGGAGGCTGCGCACCGCGTTCTCGGGCACGTCTGCTCCGTCAGCTTGATCTGGTCTATCCGAGTTGTCGCCATCATCCACAGTTGGCGCGGGTCTTTGCCCGGGAGTTGGCATTCCGGCTTCCAGCCCTCCCTCTCGCCGCATGGCGCGCTCACGTACTTGTTGAGCATGGTTGGCTTCCCAGTCGCTGCCGTCGTAAGAGGCGGTTTCCTTGGCAAGAGTGGTAAGTCCGATCTGCAGCCGCTTCTCGACCGCCAGCCCTTCCTTGAGCGGGTCGATTGCCCCGGGACCGTCGCCCTGCCACTCCGCTCCGCAATAAGCTGCCCGGATTCGAGGATCATCAAAAAAGCCAGGGGCAGAGATGCGTCCGCTTGCAATTCCTTCCGCAAGAAAGGTTTCATAGATGGGCTGGCAAAACCTTGCCGCCAGCCAGGCGCGTCGAACGCGAAAAAACTTCCATGCCTCGAGCAATGCAGCACGCGCTGCGCTGTAACTCGCGGTGAAATGCTTGATCAGCACCTCGAAGGGCAGCTCCAGCGCCACACCGACCTGCCGCAAGATCGCCTGCACGAATGGATCAAACGCTGTGTTAGGCCGACCAGGATTTGCCGTTTCGATCTTCTCGTTCGGGCCGAGGTCGATCATGGCCCCCGGTGCCATCTTCACGTCCTTGTCAGACGGGCGCGCCCCTGTTTCCGTCCCCATGCCAAGCTGATTGGCGGGATCCAGCCCCTGTCCTTCCGAGGTTACAAAAACCGTGAACATCCCCGACACGACAGCGGCCATGATCTCTGCCTCCGAGTACCGATCGAGCTGCTTGAGCGATTCGATCACAGGTGCAAGATATGGCACGCCGCGGTTCTGCCCGGGACGCACGCGGCGGAACAGATGCAGGACATTGCGCCGCCCTGTCTTCGCTCCGAAAGCTGGAACGCGGTCCCACTCGCTGCGCTTGGCGTGGAAAATGCCCGGGTGGCTTCTCAGGATGTGATAGGCGACAGGGGCACCCGTGTCATCCATCTCCACGCCGCCGGCCATGCTGGCCTTGTCCATCCCGAAGCTGGGATTGCATACCCTGTCGCCTTCTACGAGCTGAATCTTCAGCCCATATGCATCTCCCTGCCGGCGAAGATGCGGCAGCAACGCGAACACATCTCCCGATTCAAGCGAGGAGCGGAAAGCGAGATCCTGCAGCTCGTAAAAATTCTGTGTACGTGTGATGTCGCAATCCGCACTCTCGCACCACATGCGGAACTCACGTTCGGTATTCTTTTGCCATTCGCTCGCCTGCTCTTCGGTCAGGCCGAGCGCATGTCGATCGATGCGGGACTGGAGCGAGAGTCCGGTACCGATGACGTTGGTCACAACGGTGTTGATCGCACCGGTCGCCAGTGGCGCATTGCGCACCAGGTCGCGCGACCGCTCGCGCAACATAGGCAGATCGCCCAGCAGATCTCCGTCGGCACTGTTGCTGGTCGTTTGCCACTCCGACATGGAGCGACGGGATTTGGATGCACCCGTATAGCTGCCGCCACCCGATAGAGCTTCCATCCGCAGCCGCGCCGCCATGCGCTGCTGCGCCTTTGCCGGATTGAAGTAGCGTACGGCCCGGTCGACCAGGTTTTCTTCAACCTCGATCGACTTGCGCCCCATCTTGAGCGAAAACTTCATACGGGCGTTACCCCGCGGATCCTCATGCCACCATTGCCACCACGCGAGAGGCGTTGAACCCAGGAATTCCAGTAATCGATCTTGCGGCTGATCTCCCCAGCGTCCGCGCGACGCAATGTCCGTCCGGCGATCTGGTATTCCTGCCCGGAGGCGACAGCGGTATCAGCTGCAATCCACAATTCCAGCTGCGCTTCCGCCTGGGCAAGTGTTATTCCGGCCATGTCTTATCTCGATCCTATGCCTGCGCTGCGCACGCGGCGGGTTTTCTGGGCATTAAAAAACCCGCTCGAGGCGGGTTGCTGGGGCTGTTGAGATACTGGCGCCGGTGGCGGCGCGGGTACTGGAGGCTGTTGCGGCGAGGCGAAAGAGGCTTTCTTGCAAACATATCCTGTTGCATTGGGTTAATTACCGACTCCAGCATGTCCCAGTTTGTTCTTTGCAGGCCAGCATAGATGGCTGCCGCGTAACACAGAATTTTCAGGTCCAGCGCTTCGTTGCGCTCGCGGGTTTTCACCCACTCATGCTTTTCCGTGCCACGCACTTTGCGCCGCACCAGCTTTTCGGATGCCATCTGCTCAAAGTACTCGTCCGGCAGGCCCCTGGGAAAGTGGTGATACCCAGCGCCATGCTCCTCGAGCTCGAGCCGCTTATAGAAGCGCTCCTTGGCCGTATCGGTGCCCACGTGCCACAGCTGCACGCCATTCTTGATCCGCACGCCCTTGTAGTTGATATCCACCAGGGAGGGGCGAGAGATTACAGGCTTGCCTGTGCGGCCGTCGCCCTTTGTCGCAAATACATGCCGATGTGACCGAGCGCGGCAGAAGTCATAAACCTCTTGCGTGAGGTAACCGGAGTCAACGGCCATTGCCGTGATACGCACGGTCTGCCCGCCGGCATGCTGGTACGCTCTTGAACGCAAATCCGCCAGCGCTTCCCATACGGAGCCCTGCCCCTTCCGCGTCGGATCGCCGTGAATCACCTGGTAATCGACTGTCCAGCATTCCTCACCGCGGCCGAAGGCATCCACTTCGACTTCGAGGCGGTCGGCCTGGACGTCCACACCGGCCACCAGCAGCAAGCCCCCTGCCGGTACCTGGCCGAGCTGGTAATCCTCGACACGCTGCTTGATGATGTTGATCTTCGGCTGCTCGCCGACAATCTCATACGGTTCGCCCTTGACGGTGTTTTCGAACACCTGCATGAGGGATTCGCCGGTTTCCTCGTCATAGCCCCCGCGCTG